CTACTTTGTGGGCTTCACCAGCTTGCCTCGACGATGGCGAATATATTGTGCCGTCATGGTTGTTGTGGAGTGCCCCAGCAGCTCTTGGGCTGCATTAATACCGTGTTTTTCATCCGTATCCGTACCTGCCTTGGCGCGTAAATCCCTGAATTGAAACTTCCGAATTGCCTTTTCTAGCAACGGATTGGCAATGGCCGCCAAGTCGCGCGCATTCTCAAAAGCCGTGCGCAACATAAATTTGGTCATGCGCAGCCCATCCTGGTTGTTGATAAGGCTGATCCCCTGGGCTTTGCGTGCCTCGATGCGCTGCATCACCACGGCCAACTCTCCCGAGATTTCAACCCGCAGCTTCTGGCGCGTCTTGTTCTGCCTCAACTCGATGGCGCCATCACGTATATCAGACCGGCTTAGCTTCAGCGTATCGGCTGGCCGCTGTCCCACCAGGTAGGCAAGATCCAGAATATCCTGCAGGCCCGGCGAGGCCGCGGCATACACGGCCGCCAATACCTCATCATCGATGTAAACATCGCGGCCCTCCTCCTTGTATCCAGCAATGCCAGCGCATGGATTGGCCAGATCGGTCAAACCAGCACCCCTGGCAAAATTCCAAATATGCGACAACAGTGCCTTGTCTCGGTTTGCAGCAACTTGCCCCTCCCTGCCCGTCATTTCCGGTACCGCCTTGCCTTTCGCAGCGAGCGCAGCATGCTTGACCCGAATAGCCGCTACGATGCCGGCTGTCCGCCATTCCATGTACTGCCGCACCATTGCCGGCCGTATTGACTCCATCGGTTCATTGGGGTCATCGAAAAATGCGCGCAGCTGTGCCAATTCATTCATGTTTTTGCGCTGTGTTTCAGGATGTTTTTTGAGCATCACCTGGCTGATGTAGCGATTGGCCACCATGCTGAACGTCGGCCGGGCCGCTGAAGGCACCGTGCTAATAGTCAGCTGCCCCCATTTGCGTATCGCCTCAACGTAATCCTTCCCGAGTGGAATTTCTTTCCTTGGCTTTCCGCCGGCATCGAGGAAATAGTACGTCGCCTTCCCTCGATGCCGCGCTCGCATACCGACAGGCAGATTCTTGTTTTTGCTTGGAACTCCACTCATTATTTCCTTCGCAGCCCAGGAGGTACCCAGGCGCCTTTTTCTGATGGTACCGCCTGCGCGGCCTTGCCCTCGATTGCCGTGCGCGTCACCACAGGCCGGCCGATGGCATTGATAAAAAACGGCACACCCATCTGCCGCAACGCCTGGACTTGTAGGCTTTTAAGCTTTCGCCCAGTCAATTCGAATATTTCACTCTGCTCAAGGAATGTCGCGCTCATAGCGGGATTTTTCCTTTCCTCTTCAGTGAGTAAGTGACTAAGCCAAGTAGCTTAGCCAAGATAAATTCAATGCGCGCGCCCTTGCTGAACGGCCAACCAGGTAGCATCACCAGACAGTCGACGCTGGCCACCTGGGCCACGCTCATGCGCATGTAGCCGAGCCAGCTGCCGCATGCCGGCGCCGGGTTCTCAGCTGGGTTGATCACGACGTGGCCGGCGGCGCGCAGCAGCACTGCCGCCCGGTGAAACGCCGGATAGTTGAATTCAGGATGGCCGGTCATGGGCCCCGCGATATACACGCGCATCAAAGCACCCCCTTCCCACGAACGTCGACAGTGCCGGTCTTCTCGCTAAGACGCTTGACCATGGCCCGCAGGCGCTGCTCTTCCTTTTTCAGGCTGCTGACGCGGTCCTGCATTTCCCCCAACTCCTGTTTGACATACGCATGGTCCTGCCAAGCGCGCTGCAGCGTCATCGCGTTCTGATGCAGGAACTGGAATGGATCCAGCACCTGACCGCAGTCGGCGCAAGCAATCAGCCGTTCGTGCGCGTCGATGCTCAGCCGCGCATGCTGGCAGAACATTTTCTTGCCTGGCGGCTGCGCGGCCACGGTAATGGTTTGTGCTGGTAGCTCAGGCTTGGAGAATGCCTGTATCACGTTGTCGCCACCTTGATTTTCATTCTTCATAGTCATTTTCCAGTTGATTGCAGCGTCTTGATCAGGTCGAGCTGGCGCGGGTCGCTGCGGTCCAGCACGTAGATGTAGGTCATGCCGCCCGGCGAACGGTCGTCGCAGTCCGGCTGGTCGTTGGCCACAGCCAGCGCCGCGGCGGTGGAGCACACGCCGACGGAGCGCTCGAACAGGCAGCCCTCGCAGCTGGGCGCTGTCGCCTCATGGGCCTTGTAGCGGACAGTGTCCGGGTTGATCGGCTCGTCCCGGTCGCCGCGCCAGTGGTCGCTGGTGATGCACTTCGTCATGACGCAGGTCCTTTTTCAAGCATATACATGGTGTCGTAGCCGAAATAACCTGACTTTCCCGGATGATCAGAGCCGTAATAAATGTTCTTGGCAATAATCTTGCCTTGCTGGCTGAGCTTGCCAAGAACATGACCAAAGCAAAAGCTGATCTGGTATTTTTCAGTTATTTTTTTGAAGTCCCTGAAGCGCAGCCACTCATTCGGGCGGCCTTCGAAGGCCGCCATTACGGCGGCCTCGACCCCGCTGGAAAATGCTAATTCCCAGCGCACGACGCGGCCGTCGCGCTGCGGGGTTTCAAACAACGCAAGCTGTGTCATGCAAACATCCTTCCCTGTACTGCTTCCCGATCGAGTGCGGCGGCGCAGCGCGGATTCAACCAGACCATTTCCTCACGGATGGCCGTTCCGCGCCCGGCGCTGATACGTGACTTCGTCGTGTAGCAGGCCCAACCAGTGAGGCGGGATCGATACAGCGGCGAGTCATAGCCACTGATGACCACGAAACCTTCCAGCTCGAGCAGGCCTTCGAGCAGCTCGACATGGTCAAGGTTCGTCAACTCGTGGTTGTATGTACGCCGGCTGCCGGTCATCACCCTGGTTTCGTGCATGTACGGCGGGTCGACGAAATGCAGCGTGCCCGGGCTGTCATGCTGCTGCATTACGTCCAGCGCCGGCCTGTTTTCAATAAGCACGCCGGACATTCGCTGGCCAGCTGCTGCGATCGACGCGGGATAGGTGGCCCAAAGGTGCTGCGCGGTCCCGTACTCGCGTTTGGTGTCGATGCGGAACCCGATGTGGCCCTTGGTGGCGCCGGCGCTGCCGAAGCCCATCTGAGCCCGGATACAAAGGCGACGCGCCAGTTCGACCTGGTCGGCTGTCGGTAGCCACGCCTGCTCGAACTCGACGCGCGCGTACGGCGTGCACACCAGAGCTTCGATCAGTTGCTGGCGCAGTATCGGATCGCGCAGCACGGCAAAAAAATTCACCACTACCGAATCGAGATCGTTGTACACCTCGGCGTACACGCGGGGCTTCTGCAGCAGCACGCCGGCCGCACCGCCGAATGGCTCGACATAGCATATGTGCTCAGGAAAGAACGACAGGATCCATGGTGCAAGCCGAAATTTGGCGCCGTGGTACCGAAGCGCGGGATTGATCACTATTGTCATGCCGCCTCCAGCATCGCGGTCAGCACATCGCGCGCCACCTTCGGAGCGACCGCATTGCCGAGCATGTGCATGGCCAGTTTCGGGACCGGCGGCAGGATATAACCAGGCGGGAACGACATGGCGGCCGTGGCTTCGGGGATGGACAGCATACGCATCCGATCGCCATCAATAATTGCGTGGCGGTCGCGCGTGGTGATCGTTCCGATTGGGCGCGAGATTGATCGGCCACCGCGCTCGGCGCCGTAGTAGCTTGATATGAAGCGGTCACCATGTTGAGCACGGCCGGCCGCGATGCGCGCCAGTGTGTTGGCAGCCCTACCTGGTTTCTCGATCGGCTGCCAGTTGCCGGCCTCGAAGTCCACGAACGAGCTGGCCGGCACATGCTCGCGCCGGCGCATCTTGATCTCTAGCGGATGCTTGGCGCGCACGCCCGCAATAAACAGTCGCTCCCGGTGTTGCGGCACGTCGTGGTCGGCTGCATCGATAATCATTGGCGTCAATGCATAGCCAAGCGCATGCATCGCGGCGCACCAGGCTGGGTACAGCACCCAATTCAGGAAGCCTGGGACATTCTCGATCCAGAATAAATACGGCCGATGGTATTCCACAGCGGACACCGGTGCCCAGGCCGTCGAACGACTGTCATCGTGCTGCGGATTGCCGTTGAGTTTGCCGCGTGCCTTGCTGTGCCCCTGACAGCAAGGCGACGCCAGCATGATGTCGTGCGCTGGAACGTCGCGCCAGTTGGTTTGTTGTAAGTCCTGGCATGCATGCCGCGCGCCAGGATGGTTGGCGGCGTGAATCTCCACGGCAGCCGGCCAGTGGTTGCCTGCCCATACCACGTCGATACCTGCCATTTCGGCGCCGGCGCTGAAACCACCAAGGCCGGCGAACAGGTCGATTGCTGTCATCTTTTTCATTTTTCCCGTCCGTTTAATACTGATTTTCGGTAGATTTTGGTAAGCGCTCCGTTGACGCAATGCCCGCGCCGCATCACTGCGCGCGCCAGCGCCGCACGATCAGCATGGCTGCTGTCCGCCTGGCGCAGCAGGCCGAAATAGCTGTTGGCCGCCGCGAACACGTCTGTCGCCGGGATGCCAGCAACACGGCTAGTCGCCTCGCGCACGGTGCGGCGTCGCGTGCGGCTGTGCCAGGGCTTGATGACTTGGCCGACGAAATCCACCCCGCGCGCGATAGGTTGCAAGATGGTTTTGGTGGGGTTCAGGTTGGCGTGCAGCACGCGCGGCAGGAACTCATTTATGTTGGCCAGCGCCGCGCCCAGCCACTGCGGCGATTCGTGCAGCAGCAGGAAGTCGTCGACGTAGCGGATGTAATGCCGGGCGCCGATCCGGTGCTTCGCATGCTGGTCCAGCGCATCGAGGTAGATGTTGGCGAAGAACTGGCTCGACAAGTTCCCAATCGGCAGGCCCAGGTGTGCCGGCTGATTGATCAGGCGTTTATGCGCTGGCACGCGCGCCAGCAGCTCAGGCGCGCCGCGCAGCTGGTAGTTCTCGCGCGGGTCATGGAACAGGATCGTTTCAGCCAGGCGCCGCCACCAAGGCTCGCTGACGCGCGCGGCAATCTGCCCGCGCAGCACGTCCTTGTCGATGGCGACGAAGAAGTTGGCCAGGTCGCATTTCAGGTAAAAGGCAGGCCGGACCCAGTTCTGCGTGACGCTGCGGATCTTCGATTCAAGCCGCTTGGCCGCGTACATCGTGCCGCGCCCAGGGATGCAGGCGCAGGTATCCTTGATGAACGAGGCGTAGAAGCGTGGTGAGATTTTGTTATACAGCAGGTGGTGCACGACACGGTCGCGGAAGTCGGCCGCCCACACCTCGCGCGCTTTCGGGCGCGTGACGACGAAGCAGATCGACTGGCCAGGCGCGTACGAGCCGTCCTGCAGGTCGTCGAAAAGATTGATCAGGTTGCGCTCCAGGTGCTGCTCAAACACCAGGGCGCTGGGGGTATTGCGCTTGCTTCGGCGGCAGTCGAAATACGCGACGGCCAGCTGCTCGAGCGTGAAGTCCGCATCGGGATGATCTGCGGACGGCGCGGGCGCGGCCCTCGTACGAGCGGTTGTTGTTGTTCTGGTTGCCATTGTTGAAATTCTGATTCCACGCGTTAGAGGGGCCGGCCTGCGTCAATTCGTGCTATCTACGTCGCCCCACCGAAGGCCATGCCGATCAGTGGAGAAACTGCGCCAGGCCTGCCTGGACACCGCCAAGTGGTTACTGTGATGCGCATAGCGGTGGCCTTGTGAGCCAGCGGCACGACCAGATTAAAAAATTCGCACAGTCAACCCGGCCTTGACCGGGAAGATGCAGGCGACGATGCGGTGTATTTCTTCCAGCCGCCGGCCTGCTTGCCGATCATGCTGGTCAGTGCGATGGCCCGCGCATACTGTGCGACGGAGATAAAGCGCAAGTCCTTGGAAAGCCGGAACAGCAGCTCGATCACCTGCGCGCGCTCGATCAGCTTGTCGAGGTACGGTGTTTTGTCGCCCGCGACGTTCGCGCGGAAGATCAGCACCGTCAAGCGCACGCACTCGTCGCGGATTTCCTTGCCGACCGATGCCTTGAAGTCGCGGGGCATATTTTTGGTCAGGTCGGTCGCCACGACCAGCAGGTCGTAGGCAACTTTGGAAATCGGCAGGTCGGTATGGTTGGCCATGTTGAAATGGTTAAATGGTTAAATTTCTAATCTGTGGACGGCGCGGGCGCGGCCCTCGTACGAGCGGTAGTTGGTGAGCTGGATGCCATCGTTGAAATGCTGAAGCCACGCGTAAGAGGGGCCGGCCTGCTCGCTGGACCAGTAATAGCGCGGCTCGAACTCGTGCTTCAGATTGGCGAACAGCAGCGCCTGCTCGGCGCGTGTAGGAAGGCTGTGGCCGAGCTTCTTGGCCCAGTCCATGGCTGCTTGCCAATTCACGCCAGTTGCGGCGCCTGGTTGCAGGAACAGGTGATAGTCGGCGGCGCCGTCCTTGCCGAGGATCAGTCCGGCATAGATCTCGCCTTTCTGCAGGTTCTCGGCCATAAATTGTTGTTTGCTCATGATGGGCTTTCGAAGTTGAAAGAAATTTATGAAGGATTAAATTGGTAATCTGCGGACGGCGCGGGCGCGGCCCTCGTACGAGCGGTAGTAGAGGCCCTGGTAGCCATAGTAGAAACTCTGACCCCACGCGATAGAGGGGCCGGCCTGCGTGCTGGACCAGTGCCAGACCGCATCCAGCGCCTGTGCGCCGCCTTCACGGAAGTCGGCTACGCCGGTCTGCGTCGGCCGCTCTTCCGTGTAGTGCCGCCCCATAGGCATGCTGCTCGGGTTTTCGCCGTCACGGAACGATGCGGAGTTTTTCCAAGTCGTCGGTTTGAGGTTGCGGTAGATCAGTTCCAACTCGTCGCGGGCTGGGATGTACCAGTCATCAAAGCCTTCGATGACGCTACCGCGCACGGCCTTGGCCAGCTCGCTGCCAGCGGCGGCCATGGCGTTCGTGTTGGCCAGACCATCGGCATAGTCCTCGGCGCCCGGCACGCTCTCATCTGATGCGATCCAGCGCCCCTTGAACTCACCGAACAGCTTTGGCGACACGACCAGGGCGAATGCTTTGCCATCGACTTTGATCAGGCCAGCGAAGAAGCCGCCGCCAAATGCGGCGCCAATGGCGCCCGGGGTATTTGCAAGTGCTGCTGGGGTGTTGATATCCATGGTTTCCTCGTGGTTAAAATCAGTCGTGATCATTGGCTTGCAGCTTCTTCACATCAATACGTCCGCGGCGCTGCATGTGCCGGCGGGCAAGGCATTTCAAAATCAGTTCGTAGTGACGCTGCTTCAGCATGTCGTCGAGCGACATAGTGGTTTGCAGCGCGTGGTGCGCAATCTCCAGCGCGGCGCGGTCCGGATCGGCGCGCGGCATATCAGAATCCAGTCTGGTAGACACGCACAGCCTTGACGGCGGCGCCAAACAGGCCAGCGCCAAGGCGCCGGAAGTGGCGATACATGTGCAACAGGGTGATCATCTTGCGCATGGCAATTCCTTACGCTGGTTTGACGGTGATGGAACAGACGCCGAATCGGTCCAGGGCGGCCATGTGCACGGCGCAGCTGTCGCTGCCGATGGCCGGATAGGTCAGAAAGCGGCCTGCGCTGCGCACGGTGACGGTGAAGGCCATCATTTGGTACTTCCTTTTGGGGGCATGCTCAGAATTGAAAACACCATTTCTGCACCAATGGCATCGTGCTGCTCCAACGCGCCCGACAAGGCAGCGATGAAAGCGTGCGCACGCGCATCCACATCACTTGCTTCCTTTGCGTGCGCATCAGCGGCGCAGTGCCGAATCATCAACAGCAAGTCCGGGGAACTCATGACGCACCTATATCTTCGAGCAACCGACGCATCAAACTGACCGTTTCCGACGACACCGTGCCAGACAACTCGTAGTCCAAGCTGGCGGCGCGCATTACCCCGGCCATTTCCGACGAGTACGCCATGCGAGCGGCGGCAGTACGCGTGGCGCCAAGCCCCTGAGGCACAACCGAAACCATTGCAATCCGTTCGCCACGGCCATTGGCCAGGCTGTAGGTGGCACCAACGAGGCAGAGCGCCTTACTTGGCATTGCGAGAGAAACGCGCCGCACGCGGTCCGGCGGAGAGCTTTGCGCATTTCCAGGCAACGCTGAGGCAATGTTTTCGAGAGTCATGGCGGATCTCATGCTGAAATGGATAAAGGATTAAATTGGTAATCTGCGGACGGCGCGGGCGCGGCCCTCGTACGAGCGGTGGTAGTAGCCCTGGTTGCCAAGGTCGAAATACTGATACCACGCGTTAGAGGGGCCGGCCTGCTCACCGGACCAGTACCACTCAGCCTTGAATTCATCTTTTAAGTTGATGAACAGCAAGCGCTGTTCGCGACGGCTTGGCAGCTCTCCACCAATCGACTTGGCCCAGGCGCATGCCGCGTCCCAGTTCACGCCCTCGGCTTGACCTGACATCAGCACGAGGTGCTCGTCAGGCGCACCGTCGACGCCGCGCATGATCCCAGCATAGATACCGCCAGCGTAGGCACTGCCGATGGCGCCAGGCCCTGCCACGGGTACCAAAGCGGCCGCCGAGCTGTAATGGAGGCGCGACATCCGCGCATCGGCCTGCCCCTTGTCCATGCCCCAGTGGGCCAGGAACATGGCGCGGATCTCGGCGATCAGCTCGCTATCGACCGGCCACAATTCGGCGTCGAGCAAGCCGCTGACGATAGTGTCAGCACGGGCGTTGCTGTTGGCATCGACTGAGCGATGGCAAAGGGAGCAGGTAGCGAGGGGGATGGCAGCGCCTGGGGTGGCGCAAGGCGTGGCGGCATTGCTGGTCATGAGTGGCTCCGTGATGGGATGTCGTGGTCGGGACGAAAAGGAAATTGATAAAGGATTAAATTGGCAATCTGCGGACGGCGCGGGCGCGGCCCTCGTACGAGCGGTCGTCGTCGTCCTGGGCGCCATTGCCGAAACCCTGAAGCCACGCGGTAGAGGGGCCGGCCTGCGCACCAGACCAGTACCAGTCCGACTTGAACTGTTCTTTCAGGTTGGAGAACAGCAGCGCCTGCTCGGCGCGCGTCGGCAGCGAACCGCCCACGGACTCGGCCCAGGCGCCGGCGGCCTCCCAGGACAAATCAACGCCCTCCCCGTCAACCAGCACCAGGTGCTGATCGGGACCACCATCAACGCCGCGGATGATGCCGGCATAGATGCCACTGGCAAAAGCGGCGCCGATGGCGGCAGGAATGAAGCCAGGCTGGAACGCTGGCGGGATGAAGGACTGGCTGCCGAAATCGGCCGCTGTGGTGCTGGTGGTGGAAGGTGTGGCGGCGGTGCTCGTCATCGTGGACTCCGTATTGTGGCGTTGTTTGTAGGGCGGCACATACGTATATGTGTATATGCAGCGGCCCAATACGGATAACTATAGCAATTTGCTTTTAGTCGCGCAATAGCAATTTGCATTTATTTGTTGTTTGTGTAAAACCCAGACTCTCAGCTGGAATCTTCGGACGAAAAAATACCCGCGCTGGGCGGGCTAACTGAAGGGGTGAGGTAGAAAACTAGCAAGAAATTATTGCGTGCCGTTTCGTCTAGTTAGAGGGAGTAGCGGTATATCTCATACTGCCTTCCTACACTTAAATGCCAGATCGATCGTATACATTCCGTCAGTCCAGCTTGGAGCTGTTGCGTGCTCTGTAACGATTTCGACTGACGCGCCGATTTTTGTGCATTCAGCATTCGCTTGGTCATATACGGATTTCTTGGCTGTAGTCGCGCCACCTGCGCCAGGCGATGCTGTAGCGACTACAGTAAACGTGTCAGGCCCAGACTTGAGAATGCCAGATGTCGATGTGCAGCCGGCGAGTACTGCTACTGCCAGGATAATTTTTATTTTCATTGCAACTCCATGATGCGGCATGATGATGTGCCGTTTTGCCCCCCCATACGGAAGTATGGGGGGGTGTTTGTATCAATTCCCTTGTGAGCCCACACAACGGAACATCACTTGAGACTGCTGTGGTGTCCATCCCTGCGTTCCTGAGTTTGTAGCATTCATCACTTCAAAGCGCTGGCCTTTGGCGGCGCAAAATTCGTTTCCACGCCGGATACTTATGGCTGTTACCTCGGCATCTGAGGTCATGCCGCCACGTACAGTGGCGCCGACTAGATAGGTGTCTTGCCCAGCTGGGACAACATCACTGACAGACTGACAGGCTGCCAGCAAGGCAATAATCGGAAGCGTGGCGATTAGTTTCATTTTGATCATCTATTTATTGGCATGTTGAGGTGCCGTTGCGTCTTTCTGCGTCGGCATGGGCGGGTATTTTTACTTACAAGCGAAACGAATCTCACCCTCGGGGTAGGCGCCAGGTCGCAGTCCAAAAGGACGCTCTTGCGTCGAGAGAATATCCAGTTGTTTGCGCTGGTTACTGCAATGATTGCCAGCTTCGCGTGTGGCATTTGCAACCAAGGTGCTTGGCGATACCCAGAACCCGGTACCTTGGTTAAGGATCATGTATGAATCTTGCCCGGTAGATATGACCCCGGTTTGCGCGGCACACCCCGAGATAAAAATCACCACGATTGCTATGAATAATTTAGTCATGACGCTTCCTGCCCTCTATGTTTAGCATCCAGCGCATCGCTATGCTTAAACGTCCGTTCCGCACCAAGCCTTGAGCACCTGACCGAACACTTCAAAATCCATACCAGGCTTAATGGTCCAGGTTTCATAGTCTTTGTTTTTCGAAATTACGCGAATTCCCTCTCCTGGGATGCGCTGCAAAATCTTTATAAACCCTTCCTCTCCGACGCGGAAAAAATAGGTTGCATCCGCCTCGACCGACTTAATGCCTCGATCAATGATAAGCGGATCGCCAGGGTTATAGAGCGGCTGCATTGAGTTACCAAAACCGGTGACGATGCATAAATTCCCAGCCCCGCTATGGCTCTTAATGTTCTTGCTAACCCATTCGGGCGTGACGTGCCAACCTTGGATAGCCCCAGGTTGGTCGCGCAATGTCACCCCGCCGCCCATACCACCTCCAATATCGGTGTACTGCGGGATTTCTATTACTTCCGATTTATTTTTTTCGACATTTGATTGCTGTGCTCTTTGCTCATCCTTACTTGCAAGCTGCTCGGTATGTGGTTGATCCATCCATCCAACTGGCTTTGAGCAACCAGCCTCCAGCTTTCGCGCTAGTGCATCCCCCACTCCGCGCGGTTTTCCAGCCGAAGATGCTACGCCATTCAGTATTTGGCTTAGGTACATGGGTGCCGTCGCAGCGAGCTGGGCGACAGCGTCGGCCGTCTTGAACTCTTTGATAAGAGTGCGAAGGTTTTCGATGCGAAGTTCTTTTGAGGTTGCCATGCATTCATTTAATAGCAAATCGCTTCTCCTTGGAATGTGCATTTTGCTATTGACCACGCAAAAGCAAATTGCTATAGTCGTCATATGAAATTACTCGAATACGTCAAAGCTCGCGGCGCGCAGCGTGACCTTGCTGCCAAACTGTCCATTACGCCGGTCCTCATCAGTCAATGGGCGAGCGAGTCCAGGCCGGTGCCGCCAGAGCGGTGTGTTGAAATCGAGCAAGTCACTGGAGGAATTGTCAGGCGGCAAGATCTGCGGCCTAACGACTGGCATAGAATCTGGCCCGAGTTGGTCGTCGAGCCCGCCCAGCGCCGCGCCACCGACCCGCTGCCCGCTCCCGGCCACGCCGGCCGCCAGCCCCCCTCCCCCACCAACATCCTGGACACCGTCCCGGCGCACAGCGTCGTGCTGCCCGCCATCCCGCCGTCGCTCGATCCAAAGGAAAAACCATGAACCACACCACCACCCATGCGCGCTGGCGCGTCCTCCCCGTCCACCTGGTCGCCAAGCTGTTCGGCGTGCTGATCAAGGTGGAGGGCATGCCCTTCGGTTCGAGCCGGACGCACCTGGCGAACCCGCCGCGCCCGGAAGATATCACTGGCAGCCAAGCCGGCTACCAGTTCGGCGCCTGCTCTTCCAACGCTCCTCCACCGGACCGTGACCGTGACGCTCTGGTGGTGATCCTGACGCAGGTGATCTGCCAGGCCAGTGAAGCCTTTGGGCGTACCAGCCCATCGAGCTCTGCCCAAGCTGCGGCTATCGCATTCCGCGCCGGCCTGGATGCCTTCACGGCCGTACCGAAGCCGGTGACCGGTGACGTCGCCGCCCCAGCATGCGCACCCTCGACACCGAAATCCATGGCTGAAAAAATCTCCACCCTAGGCCCGCATATGGACAAAGCAGTTGAGGCCGAGATGGAATCTCGCGAACGGCTGCGGAAGCTTCGCCTTTAATCGGCCTCGCCTATCCGAATGGGTTCTGCCAGTGCTGCCTTTAATTGATCCAGATTCTCGTTCGCCAAATGTGTGTGAATTCGTTCACTTGGCGGCGACAGTGCTAAAGATTGTTTTTCAACCTCTTCGAGCACGGCGCTGACAGCATCAGCCTGAAGCTTTGGTAAGGATAGGCAGATGGCATGCAGCACCTGGTGATAGGCCGCCAAACGCCCTTCGATTTCATACAGTTGTTCTCGTAGTTGTTTGTCCATGGGGTTTGCCCTTTTGTTTGATTGATGTGTGGAAACAGCAATTTATCACATTGGCAACTCCCGCCCATTTGCAGCACCGCACCACCCGTAGTCCAGATCCACTTTTAAAAGGAAAACTATGAAACGCATTACCCCGAAGGCCAGCCGCAGCAGCGTACTGAAAACCGTTCTGCACGCCGATGAGGCCAGCAGCATTCACCGCGAGTGCGCCCTGGCTGGCATCACCCGGAGCAGTAAGGCTCGCGCTTTGTTGATCAGCTGGGCAACACAGCAACGTAATAGTAGGCGTTATCGCCAGGCATCTGAAGGGCCCAGTTACGGGAACAACAGGGCCCTGTTGTTCCCTGGTACGCAAAGCTATGGTGTCAAGCCGCGCGCGCACTATCGGGTTTAACGGAATAGAGGCAGAGCCAATGTACGAAATCAGACCGATAGGCCGGCCAGTGGAGCCAGCCCAGAAAGAAGAGGCGCAGGATGAAGAAGAGAGGAGCGACGGCAGCGGATTACGCGCTGCACGCAGTGTGCGTGTGGCGCAAGAGCGACCGGGCCAACCTGGCGGCCAAGGCCCAGCCGGATGGGCCCACGAAAATTAAGGCTGGTTCGCGGTTGCATCGCGACACCAACAAGATGCGCGAGGCGGCGGACAAATACATGAACACGTCCGACCCGCCGCCGTAGCGGGAAACAGCCCCCGACAGCTACAGGATGGCAGCGTAGATAGGTATCAGGTCTGCGCTGCCTCAAAAGTGCCTCAGATGCAGCGCAACCAGGCGCACGAAACACGGGTAGTCGCCCACCGATCTGGGCGACACACGATTGCAATGGAAATTATGGATCCTGAATCCCCATGGTGGCTGTTGGTGCTTGTTGCCGTTATAGCCGTCCCGTTTCTCATGGCAGCCGTATGGGTAGAAAAGTACCTGGATTAAACCTGGGAGAAGCGCTTTACCAGCAGGCGCTGTAATCGCGAACGAAAAAAAGCCCGCGGACAAGGCGGGCTTCCTAAAACTCTTACTTAAAACGAACATGCCAAGAATAACATACTCCGCGTTTTCGATGAAGCCCCAGGCTGCGCAGGTGCGGCCATGACGGCGCGCTTAATGCCATATGTCGGCTCCCGTCCTTACCTGGTGCTGCAAGCGCTGCTGGCCGGCCCTGGCACCTTCTATCAGATCTGCGAGCGCGCCGGCCTGGACATCGAAGAGCCTGGCATGGAACCCTGCATGCGCAAGCACTTCGCCGGCTTGCTGCTGGCCCACATCGAGCTCAACAACATCACCTACACCATCAAGACATCGACACGCCAGGCATTGCAGGCCAAGCCAGCCGCCTGCGTCTGCAGCGTGGCCACTGCCCACCATCGCGGCCCGAGTGAGCCACAGCCAGTTACGGTTGTGCGCCGCCCCAGCCGATCCGATACCGGCGAGGTGGCGTGATGGCAGGCGAATGGCTCAAGTTGGAATGCTCCACGCCGGATAAGCCCGAGGTCTTCGCGATCACTGCGCGCATGGGCTGGGATGACCCGGATTTGACAGTCGGGAAACTGTTTCGCATCTGGCGCTGGTTCGACCAGCAAACGGTAAATGGTAACGCTGACGGCGTTACATGTGCGTTACTTGATCGTATCGCGGGGGCCACCGGGTTCGCTCAAGCGATGATCGACGTCACATGGCTGGTGGAAACCGGCGCCGGTTTGATGCTGCCAAACTTCGAAAAACACAATGGCGCAACCGCAAAAGGGCGCGCGCAAACAGCAAAACGCGTGGCAAATTTCCGTACTGACGCCCCGAGTAACGCTACATGTAACGCTGAGAACGTTACACCAGCGTTAGCTAGAGAAGAGAAGAAAAGAGAAGAGAAGAAGTTAACTACAAAAGCAAGGTCAAGAGCAGAGGCAACTGCACCCGCTTCGCGGTTGCCTGCCGACTGGGTACCAACGGATGCTGACGCTGCATTTTGCAAAACCGAGCGCCCTGACCTGTCGGCCGAGACGACCGCCCAGCGTTTCCGCGACTACTGGATCGCTCAACCCGGCGCCAAGGGCCGCAAGGCGGACTGGGCGGCCACTTGGCGCAACTGGGTGCGCAATGAGCGTGCTCTGCCTGGCCCTGGCGCCGGCCGCCCACCGAAGTTTGACCCTACCGCGCACGTCAACCGCAACCGGCCGCCACCAGGGCCATCAGCATGAGCGCGCTAACCGGCATGGCAGATGGCGCACTCGCAGAGCCAACCACGCGGCCATATTCGAAGTGGTTCGACCCGCACCCGCGGCTCGGCATTTCGATGATCGACCACCTGTACAACCGGCTTGATGGCGCCTATCCGCACTGGTGGAGCGCCAATTTTGCCAGCCAGCAGGCGATCGACAACTGGGCCGAGTCGTGGGTCGAGGCCTTCGAAGATGAGGGAATCACGCCCGAAGATGTGGCAGTTGGCCTCAAGGCATGCCGTGTCCGTTACCAAAAGCCGCCCTCCTGCGCCGAATTCATCCAGGCCTGCAAGCCATCCGCCGATCCAGTGCCGGCCTATCACGAAGCCGTCGAAGGTATCCAGGCGCGCCGCAAGGGTGAGGTCGGCGTATGGTCGCATCCGGCGATCTACTGGGCCGCCATGCTGCTGTCGCGCGACTTGATGACGCAATCGTACGGACAGGTAAAAGACCGCTGGGCCGCCGCCCTGAAAGCGCAGATGGCGCGAAGCGAGTGGGCTGCTATCCCGGCGCCGGCTGCCGCACTTCCCGCACCAGGCCTGGCCAATCTGTCGAAAGAGGACGCCGCGCGCATGTTGCGCGAGCTCGATGCTATGGGTGTGAACAAGGCCGCCAAGCCGCGTGACTTCGATCATTTGCGCTGGGCGCGCCGGATCATGCAGCGCGTGGATGCCGGAGACAAGACGCTTTATGCGGTGCAGATCGCGAATGCGAAGGAAGTACTCGGCCTGGCGTAACGCCATTGCCAACCCGTTTATCAGCCCAAAAGGAAGCCACAAGATGAAAATTCGCACTCAACAATTCCGGTGGCACCCATGACATTCGCCCTGTTCAAGGTCAAGAAAATCTGGCACTACCGCTTCCAGGTGGCCGGCAGCCGCGTTCAGCGCAGCACGCGCGAACGCGCCAAGGCCCGCGCCGAAGCGGTAGCCAGTCGCGCCTACGATGAAGAAGTGGTGCGCACGAACGGCGGCAAGCCGGTACCGACGCTGCGCGCGCTGTTCGCTGAGTGGCTGCTGGTGCGCGGCCCGGTGTCGAGCGCCGCCCACGTGCGCAGCGTCAGCACCTGCTACCGCCTGCACCTGTACGACCTGGGTGACTTGCTCGTCAGCGAGATCACTGCGCGCCATATCGAGCTGGCCCGCAACGAGCACCTGGCCACGCGCGAGCCGGCCACGGCGAACCACTGGCTGCGCGTGATGCGGCTGGTGACGAATTGGGCCGTGTCGCAGGGCATGCTGGTCCGCCGGCCATGGAATGTGGCCATGCTCAGCACGCAGAAACGCCCCCGCAAAATCCTGCCGCTCGACGTGGCCATGCAGTGGCTCGATGCCATCGACGGCGCCGGCCGCCGCTCCCCTGCCGTTTCCACCGCCATCCGCTTCATGTTCGGCCTGGGCCTGCGCGAAAGCGAGGCGGCCAGCGCGCGCTGGGAATGGATCGACTGGGAACGTCGCACCTACACGCCCGGCATCACCAAGGGCAAAGAAGCCGAGCCGGTGCCGATGCCCGCCTGGCTGGTCGACTACTTGCAGCCGCGGCGCCAGAGCGAAGGCCTGATCACGGCGCGCAAAGATGGCAGTCAGCAGCCGCCCGGCTTCGCCCGCAGGCCGATCGCCACTGCCAATGCCCACTGCAAGACCAAGGGCATCACGCCGCACCGCCTGCGCGGCAGCTTCGCCACCCTGCTGTCCGAATCAGGCGTGCCGATCCAGACCATCCGGAAGGTGATGCGGCATAAAAATGCACTCACCACCATGGCGTATCTGGAAAAGAACCTCGACACCGTGGTGCTGGCTCAAGAGCGGATGGCTTTGCGAATGAAATATGACGATGGGCGAGAAAGTGGCGAAGGCCGACCCGCAGACCCGCATGAATCCTGAATAGCACGATTATCGGTAGTCATCGGTACAAATCCAGCGCACCGCCTCCAAAAATGGCGGAAGGTGCAATTAAAAACAGACTGAAAATGGGAAATTTAATGCGCCAAGAACACTACGACAGCATCAAAGGCATGCTCGACCGCTGGGCGGAATGCATGAGCGTCGGCGGCGCCGTCGGCGAAGGGGCACGACGCGAGTGCGTGGGCGCGCCCGACGCCCGCATCCATTCCATCGAGGATATCGAGGTCGAAGTGGACAAGCTCATAGTGCGCGCGGTCGATTCTGCCGTGTGGGAACTCCCGGTTTTGCAGCGCACAGCCGTGCTTTCGCACTATGGACTGAACACGTTCAACGCCTGGCGCGCGGACTTTGAAGTGGTGTTCGATCTCGCCATTGAATCGTTGTTTTCGCTGCTAAAAAGCCGCATCGCCTGCTGAAAAGGGGTTGCAACCAAGAAAAAAGCCGCGTATATTTCGACCTGTCGGGGGTTCGTGCGCCCGGAAATAAAGCCTGCTACCAGAAATGGTCGCGGGCTTTTTGCATTCTGCGCGTGTTTTTTCATAGGAGAACTGGTTATGGGTCGCAAATCGTCGCTGACCGATGACCAGTGGATCGAGGTCGAGCGGCGCCACCTGGTCGACGGCGTCTCGATCAACGCGCTGGCCAAGGAACTCGGCATCAACGAATCGTCATTACGCCGAAGAATAAAGCCGAATAAAGCCGAACCGAAAAAAGCCGTGAAATCGTTGCAGGCTCTAGCTGAAATGAAGGTTGAGGTCGATGCGAAGGCAAAGCATTTTGCCGAACAGCTCGGCGCATTGCCGTTTGCCAAGCAGCAGATCGTTTCGGACCTGGCGCGAAAGCTGACGAACACCAGCGAGCACCTGGCGTCGGCTGCCGAAATCAGCGCCGCGTCATCGCACCGCCTGTCGCGCATGGCCAACCAGCAGCTCGAGCTCGTCGATGAAGTGGATCCGATGAAGACCAGGGCGCAGCTCGAATCGTTCGCCGCTCTACAGAAGCTGGCGAACATATCGGGCGAGATGCCCGGTCGCCTGGCGGCATTGAGCCGTGGCCAGCCGCCCGAAGCGCCGCAGTCGCAAGAAGATGTGGACCAGGAGCTGGCCCTGTTGCTGAGCAGTGGCGGTGGCTGACATCGATCTGTCTGGCATCAACATCGCCAGGCTGAGTCCCGATCAGCGCCGCCGCGCGCTGGAGTTGTTGAAGTTGAAGCGCCGCTATAGCAGCGAGAACAAGCTGGCGAACTACCAGGCCTATGCAAAGCAAGCCGAGTTTCACGCCGCTGGCAAAACGCACCGCGAGCGCCTGCTGATCGCAGGCAACCAGCTGGGCAAGACCTGGTCGGCTGGTTTTGAAAGCGCGATGCACTTGACCGGCCGCTACCCGAATGACTGGCCCGGGCGCGTGTTTGCCAAGCCGGTGGTCGGCTGGGCCGCCGGCGTTACCAGTGAGGCCACGCGCGATACCGTGCAGCGTGTCATGTGCGGCCGTATCAATGCCATCGGTACCGGATCGATCCCAAAGGATGCGATCAAGTCCAAGTCGCTCAAGCGCGGTGTGGCCGATGCCATCGATACCGTGGTGGTGCGTTTCGGCGGTGGTGGCGACGTGCAGGCCGGCGAGAGCCTGATCGGCTTCAAGTCGTATGACCAGGGCCGCGAGAAATTCCAGGGTGAGACGCTGGATTTCTTCTGGCCGGACGAAGAGCCGCCGGAAGATATTTACCTCGAAGGCCTGACGCGCACGAACGCGACCAATGGCATGCTGCTGATGACCTTCACCCCATTGCAAGGTATGTCGACGGTAGTCAAACGCTTCCTGCTGGATAAATCGCCAGGCACGCATGTGACAACGATGACCATTCACGACGCGGAGCATTACACGCCGGAGCAGCGCGAGGCGATCATCGCCAGCTACCCGGCGCATGAGCGTGACGCGCGCACCAAGGGTATTCCGACACTGGGATCGGGCCGCATTTTCCCGATTGACGAAGAGTCCTTGAAGGTCGAAGCCTTCCCGATCCCGGCGCACTGGGCGCAGCTGGGCGGCATGGACTTTGGCTGGGATCACCCGAGCGCAGGCGTCAAGGTCGCCTGGGATCGCGATACGGACACCTTCTACGTGACCGAGTGCCACCGCCAGAAAGAGCAGACGCCGCAGATGTTCGCGATGTCCCTGAAGGAGTGGCCGAAGTGGCTACCGATCGCCTGGCCGCACGACGGCTTGCAGCACGACAAAGGCAGCGGCGAGCAGTTGGCTGCGCAGTACAAGAAGACCGGCATGCAGATGATGCCAGAGCGCGCCACCTTCCCCGATGGCACCAATGGCGTCGAGGCGGGCTTGCAGGACATGCTGCAGCGCATGCAGCTCAAGAAGTTCAAGGTATTCAGCCACCTGACGGAATGGTTTGAGGAATTCCGCATGTATCACCGCAAGGACGGCAAGGTCGTCAAGCTGGCCGATGACCTGATGGCGGCCACGCGCTACGCCTGGATGATGCGCCGCTACGGCATCAGCAGGAAAGAGGCGGAATTCTCCGTCGAAATCGAGCAACAAATGCCGGATTCCAACGGTTTTTACTTTTAAGGCACCTACCCATGACCGAAGCAGTCCAATCCACCAGCGCCCTCGGCAACCTGCTGGAAGAGCGCCTGATGGAGTGGGAGCGCGCGCGCAAGCCGCAGGAACTCAAGCTGCTGGAGTGCTACCAGGACGTGATGCGCATCCCGCGCGCCGACGACACCAGCGGCACGGGCGCAGCGCGCGCCAAGAAGGCCGCAGGCCTGTTCATCGGCTCGACACGCAACAAGGTGCGCGCCAGCCGTGCCAAGATCAACGACGCGTTGTTCGGCAACGGCGAGCTGCCCTTCGACACGAACCCGACCAACGAGACGCTGGCCAAATTCGCCGACGTCGTTGAGGACATCGTCACCGAGCAGCTGGAGCGCATGAAGTTCCGCCAGATGATCAAGACCGGCGTGAACACGTTGGCCACCTACGGTACCGGCTTCGTGTACGGGCCATTCGTGCGCAAGGAAACGCTGACCGAGACCGTGGCCGACAATTCCAGCGGCTACACGCAGATCAAAGAAGAGAAGTACGAGTACGACTTCCCATACTTTGAACTGGGCAGCACGCTGGACGCCTATCCTGATCCGGAGGCGCGCAATATCTGCGATGGCCTTGGCATTTTCTGGGTGACAATGGAAAGCCCGCACACTGTCGCCTCTTGGCGTGCCGACAAGTCGTACCGGAATATCGCCCAGGCACTGCAAGGCGCGAGCAACAACGGCAGCGAGACGGGTTCCGAGATCGCTGGCCAGATGCGTGGCAATGTGGAGTTCTGGAACAAGAATGGCCGCATCAAGGTGGCGCGCTTCTTCGGCAAGGTGCCGCGCAGCTCGATGCGTGCCATCGACCCGAACGCCAGCGATATCGACACTGGCGAGATGGTCAACGTGATCGTCATCATGGCCGGTGGCGTGGTGGTCAAGGTCAGCGAAAGCCCGTACGGCGACAAGACGCCCGCGCTGTCGTGCTGCTACGAGGAAGTAGATCATGAGATTTGGGGTGTGGGCGTAGCGGACAATAACGCCGCCCATCAGAAAACCGTGAACGCCGCTTTCCGTCTGTTCATGGAAGGCAAAGGCATGGCCCTGCTGGGCACCAAAAGCGTCGACCGCAGCAAGTTCCTGCCTACCGAGGACTTCAAGAAATATCCCGGCAAGGTGTTTCAGATGAAGGCAGGCCTGTCCGCCGAAGAGCGCGCCAACGCCATCATCGACCACAAGGAAGAGGACATCACCGGCGGATGGCTCGACGTAATCCGCATGTCCGAACAGTTTAGCGACGATGACACCGGCATCACCAAGTACACCCAGGGCGACGACTCGCGCAACCTGAACAAGACGGCGGCCGGCATCAGCATGATCATGTCCGCCTCCTCGTTGCCGATCAAGGAAGTGATCCAGAACATTGATGCCAATTGGATCGAGCCTATCGTCGAGAGCATCATCAACTGGAACCTGAAGTATCTGGAGGTGGAAACCGTCCAGAAAATCCACGGTGATGAGGCCGCGCAGGCGTGGGCCGAGATCAAACGCTTCGGAAAGACGTCGTTCATGGACTGGCAGGCAACCGGAACGTCCAGCTTCATGCAAAAGGAAATCCTGATCAACAAGCTGCGCGCTTTCGCCGACTGGGCCATGGGCAACCCGGCCACAGCCGCGCTGATCGATGCCCGCGAGCTGCTCGAGCAAACGTGGCACTGCATGGAAATCGGAAAGGAAAGCCCGATCCTGAAGGAAGAGGACGGCGACAAGGTGCCGCCGCAGGTCAAGCAAAAAATGGAGCAGGCCGAGCAGCACGTGCAGATGCTGGAGGCGTCGCTCAAGGAGATTGGCGAGAAATACAACGATCTGAGCGACAGCAAGGAAGTCGACAACCAAAAACTGCTGCTGGACCGCTACCGCGCAGAGACCGACCGCCTGAAGTTGATCTACCCGACCATGCCAGCGCAAATTGCACAGGTACTGGCGCAAGAATTCGGCATCGAGTTGGTCATCGAACAGCATCAGGCAACGGCTGCGCAGATGGAAGTGCCACAGGTTCCTGGTGCGCCGGCCGTACAGGAAGACGACCAAGGTGCGGGCGGCATGCCCCCGGGCGAACCACTGGTTCAGGCTGAGCCCGAGACCCAACCTGGAGCGCTCGAGGCAGCGCCCCTGCCCGATGACAATGCGCCGGGCGAATACCAGGGCGCGCCACCGACGATCATGCCAGACCCAAATGAACCGCCAACTGGCGGTTTTTTTACGCCTGAGGGCGCCCAATGACGGCCGAAGTGACGCTGGAGGCCCGGCTGGGCTATCTGAACGGCACTCTGGCCGCGATGGGGGATTGCTGGCCGCGCGTGGCGCAGGAAATCCAGCAGCGTATCGATGACAAGACCGCGCAGTTGATCGGAGAAAACAACGAACAGACACGCGGCGCCATCAAGGCGCTGCGCGACCTACTGGAATTACCGGCCGCGCTGCAGCATGAGCGTGACCACATCAGCGCCGCACTATCCGATCCGGACGCGGCTTAACAACGGACTATCCGCCCATCAGGCAGACCCAGCAACGAGGAATACCAATGACCGATCTCACAGCCCAGCAGCAATACCAGAGGGACTACGATGCAGCAGCAGCCCAACTTGACGCGGCGGCCGCCGGCACGACCGGCACCACTACCGAAGTCACAACCACGCCTGCAGTTGTCGAAACGCCCCAAACGCCAGCAGCGGCTGTCCCGGCCCCGGCCGGTACCGAGCAGCCTGCCGTCGAAAGCCTGGAAGAGCTGCGCACCCGGCTGGCAAAGACCGAAAAGGCGCTGAAGGATACGCAAGCCTGGGGCACCAGGAACAGCCAGCGCCTGGCCGAGATCGAGCGCGAACGCCAGCAGGCGCAGCGCGAAGCCAGCCGCCCGGCCATTCTGGAAGAAAACCCGGAACTGGCCGAGGCCATCAAGTATGTGACGAGCGACCCGGCGCCGGCGCAACAGGCGCAACGCCAGCAGCAAGACTGGCAATCGATCGTGGCGGCGGCCCACCCGGGAATCTTCGACACCACCATCGATCCAGAGCTGGAAGCGGCCCTGGTGGCCAAGCGTGACGCCATGGGCGAAGCCTGGAGCGACCCGCTGGCGGTCATTCGTGAGATCACAGCAGAAAAAGTAGCGTTCGCCGAGCGGCAGGTTGGCAAGCGGTTTGCCATCGAATCGGCCAAGCAGGCGGAAAAGTCGGCGATGAGCGTTCCAGGGGCAAGTAGCGGTGCAACACGCACCACGGCCAGCCCTGACTTGGAAGCCGTTCAGCGCATTCAAAACATGAGCGACGCGGATTTTGCCAAAGAGGTAAGGCGCGTCAAAGGCTATTAATCGATAGCCACAAACCAATAGGAGCTTCACGATATGGCAACCACCACCATCACCCAGGTGCCACCAGGCGTCCAGGCGTTTTACGACCGCAACCTGCTGGCACGCGCGCAGCCTGCCGAAGTGCATGGCCGCTTCGGACAAAAGCGCCCGATTGCAACCCGCAACGGCAATCAGATCAAGTTCCGCCGCTATTCGCAGCTGGCCGTGGCCTCGACGCCGTTGACCGAAGGCGTCACCCCTGCCGGTTCCAGTCTGGCCGTGACCGACCTGCTGGCCACGCTTGCGCAGTACGGCGACTTCATCACCCTGTCCGACCTGGTCTCGATGACCAACCAGGATGCGGTTGTGACCGAAGCCACCGATGTGCTGGGCGACCAGGCGGGCACCACCATCGACCAGGCACGCCGTGACGTCATGGTGGCCGGCACCAACGTCGCCTACGCCAATGGCGTGGCATCGCGCGCCACCGTCGCGGTGAAGATCTCGGCGGGCGACCTGGACAAGGCGATTCGCTTTCTGAAGGTGCAAAACGCCAAGTTCATCAAGGAAGGCGTCATGCCGACCGACAAAGTGGGCACGGGCTCGGTGCGCAAGGCCTTCATCGCTCTGGTGCACCCTGACGTGGAATTCGACCTGGAGCAAATCGCCGGTTACCGCTCCGTTTCCGACTACGGCAGCCAGGAAGGCGTGCTGGAAGATGAAATCGGCGCCTACAAGAATATCCGCTTCATCTCGTCGACCAACTGCAAGATTTTTGCGGGCGGCGGCGCGGCTGGCACGGCGCTGTACAAAAACAACGGCACCAATTTCGACGTGTACGTCACGTTGATCCTGGCAGACAACTCCTATGGCGTCTGCCCGCTGTCCGGTAACGCCATGTCGACCTACGTCAAGGCGCTGGGCTCGGCCGGCACCGCCGACCCACTGGAGCAGCGCTCCACCGTGGGCTGGAAAGCCACCACCACGACCAAGATCCTGAACGATAGCTGGATGATCCGCCTGGAATCGGCCGCGTCGCTGTAATACCCGGCTGCAGCGCTGCTGCAGTGTTTCCCACCCCAGAATGCCCGCCGTTAAACCGGCGGGCATTTTTTATGGAGCAATGCAATGTCCACCCTCGAAAAAGAAAAAGCCGCCCCAGCGCCGAAAATGTTCAAAGTCACCATCCACAGTGGCGAGGATGCCACCGACAAGGGCGACGTGCCATTGGTGCACAACTTCAAGCAGATCCTGATCCAGCGCGATAAGGAAGTTACCATTTCGGAAGCCTTCCTGGAATGCCTGAAGCACGCCGTGGTCGAAACGACGATCAAGGCCGAAGATGGCACCGAGCGCCCCGTGCGCATCCCACGCTTCGCCTACAGCGCCATGCCCGCCTAATGTCCACCACCTGGACCTTGACGGCGCAGGATGCCATCACCGACGCCTTGCAGATCGTCGGTGTGATCGGCGCCGGCCAGACGGCAGCGCCCGATGACTACACCGTGTGCATGAACGCGCTGCAAAACATCATCAAGGAACTCCCGATTCACGGCCTGTCGTGGCCAAAGATCACGGCCGCTCCAGTGGTGCTGGCCTGGTCGGCTGGCACCCCGGCGCAAGTGGCCATGCCAGTCGACTATTTCGGCGTGCCGGTCGTGTCCTACACTGCCGACAACGCCAACATCGATCTGCAGGTGATCCCAAAAGTGGATTACGACGCGATTCAGCAACCCGACTACGTCGCCGCCAGGCCGAAAAAGATCTACATCGCGGCCAATGGCGTGGGTTATCTGTGGCCAGTACCGGCCGCCAATCCGGGACTGTCGATGACCTACCAGGCTATCGGCATCGACGCGGCGCTTGGCGCCATGCCCGACGTCGCTCAAACGTGGCTGGGCCTGCTCGGCCTGTGGATCGCGAACGACGTGTCGATCAAGTTCGGCGTGAATCTCGGCGACCGGCAGGATATCGAGCGGCGTTTCCTTGCGCGCCGCGGCCTGGCCCTGGCCTACGCCACCGAAAGCGCGCCGATCAGCTTTGGAGTGTGCGGCTGATGGCCCGCATCCTGCTCACCTCCGCGTCCTACACGGCGCGATCGCTGCTAGCCAACGCCCAGCGCTGCGTGAACCTATACCCGGAAACGAACGTTCCAGACGCCACCGCGCCCACCACGTTCTACGGCACGCCCGGGCGCAAGCTGTGGTCGACCATCCCCGGCAGCGGCGGCGTGCGCAGCCTGTACCAAGCCAGCAATGGCGACCTGTACGGCGTGCGCGGTGGTGAACTTTACCGCTACACCGCCAACGCCTGGACCCGCATGGCGGCGCTCGGCTCCGCATCCGGACAGGTCAGCGCGGCCGACAACGGCGTGTCCGCCGTGTTCGTGGATGGCACTACCACCGCTCCCACGGTCAACTTGACCACCCTGGCGGTGGGTGCGATGGCTGGTGCGGGCTGGTATGGCGCCGATTTTGTGGAAATCCTCAACAGCTTCCTGATTTTCAACAAGCCAGGCACGCAGCAGTTCTATATTACCGGCGCGCTCGACCTGACACTCGACCCGCTCGACTTCGCCAGCGCCGAATCGGTGCCCGACGTGCTACTGCGCCAGATCAAGGACCACAACGAAATCTGGTTCTTCGGTACCGAGTCGATTGAGGTCTTCGGCGCCTCTGGCGCCACCTTCCCGTTTGAGCGCATCAGCGGCGCCACGATGGAAACCGGCTGCGCCGCAGCCAATTCGGTATGCAAAATGGACAACTCGCTGTTCTGGCTGGGCAGCGATGAGCGCGGCGACGGCATGGTGTGGCGCGCCAACGGCTATCAGCCAGGCCGCATCAGCACGCATGCCCTGGAAGAGGAAATGCGCCTGTACAGCCGCATCGATGACGCGCAGGCCTACAGCTACCAGCAAGGCGGCCATAGCTTCTACGTGCTCAGCTTTCCAACGGCAGGCAAGACCTGGGCCTTTGACTCAGCCACCAGCCTGTGGCACGAGCGCGCCTACCGCGACGAGCGCAACCAGCTCGGCCGCGTGCGTGACAACTGCCACGTGGTCTACAAGCGCAAGCACCTGGTCGGCGATTGGGAAAACGGCAATATCTACGAGCTCGACCTCGACACCTACACCGACAACGGCGCGCCGATCCGGCGAACCAAGAGCTTCCAGCACCTGACCACCAGCGGCGTGCGCCAGTTTTTCAGCAAACTGACGCTGGACATGGAGGCCGGTGTCGGCAACGACAGCGAGCCAGATCCGCAAGTGTGGATGCGCTGGTCGGACGACGGCGGCAAGACCTGGTCGTCGACGCTGACCAAGTCGCTCGGCAAGGTGGGTGAATACCGGAACAAGCCCGATTTCAACCGGCTCGGCAGCGGCCGCGACCGGGTGTTTGAAGTCTCCACCACGGCCAACGCCAAGATCGTGCTTCAAGGCGCGTTCCTCGACCTGAAGGCAGGCACCTCATGAGCCAGCACCCTCCGATGCATAAAGAGGTTTTCAATTTGATGTGCGATGAGCTGCTCTATACGGGCATGTCGCGCGCCGTGTGGGCCAGCAATCTCATGCCGGATTGCGTTTTGAAGGTTGAAGAGCGCGCCGGCGTCTTTCAAAACGTAGTCGAGTGGGAGACGTGGCAGAGAGTGAAAGATACGCCCTTGCGCCGCTGGTTCGCCGAATGCTTGGCGATCAGCCCCAATGGATCGGTTCTTGTCATGCGCCGTACGCGACCTGCCAGCGACAAAGACTACCCTGAAAAGATGCCCATCTTCTTGTGCGATTTCAAACGGAGAAACTATGGCATGGCCGGAAAGCAGTTGGTGTGCCACGACTATGGCACCAACCAGTTGTTCGAATATGGCATGTCCAATCGACTGATCAAGGCCAACTGGAGCGATAACGCATGAGCATCGTCAAGATCAGCGAGTCGGCCCTCCTGGCCGCAGGCTTCGACCGTGTGTTTGTCGACGCAGTGCGCCATCTGGTACGCCAGGTCGGCTCAGAAACTGGCGGCACCACGCTGCCCCAGCTGACCGAGCAAACGAGCGCCCTGGTACCCATCGTCGACAACCTCGTCATCCTGGTGGCGGCCGCGCAAGTGATGCTGTCCATCCTGGAGGTGGAGCAAGACAACCTGCCGCCATCGAACAACGACCTGTTGCGCCGGCTGGACGACCAGCAGGCCGCGCTCGAGCGCAGCGATATCGCGCTGTCCGGCCTGCTGCGCACCATCGACGACCTGCAGGCGGAACTACAAGCAAGCCGCTTCAGCGGCAATGAACTGGCGCGACGCGTCGCAACCCTTGAAAACGGAGTTACCTGATGGCAATGCAATACAACAAGCTGTTCGAGCCAGTGCTGCTGACGGCGGCGGCGGCCACCATCCTGACGGTGCCGGCTGCAGTGGCATCGATGCTGCTGCGCAACGGCATCCTGCGCCTGACCAACACCAGCGCCGCGGCTGTGGCAGTAACGCTCTACAGCGTGCCGTTGGCGGGCGCGAACGGCGTCACCAACAACTTCTTCCCCGCCAAGTCCATCTCGGCCAACGACTACGTCGACGTGCAAGTCCCAATGATGAAGGCAGGCGACTTCCTGCAGGGATTCGCCAGCACGGCCAACGTGGTCAACGTGCAAGCCATTTCCGGGGCGTATTACTCGTGATCGAGACCTACTTACTAGGATGGCCATGAAAATACAGCCTGTCAAAAATTACGCTTCCAGTATTGCCACAACGGTGATGCGTGCCAGGATAAATCAACTGGAAGCTCAGTTGCTCACCATGCCACAGGTAGATTGTCCAGTGCGCCATTTCTTCGCGACTGGCATGTATGCCCGCGAAATGACTATCCCTGCCGGCACTGTGATCACCGGTGCGGTACATAAAACTCAGCACATCACGATCTTGTCGAAGGGTCGAATTCAGGTAATGCGTCCGGAGGGTGTAATCGAACTGGCCGCTCCAGCGACATTCATTTCGTCGCCCGGCACCAAGAACGCCGTGCACGTGATCGAAGAGGCGGTATGGACAACCTTCCACCCGAATCCCGATGATGAGACCGGCCTCGATGTGCTGGTCGAGCGCTACACCACATCGAAGAATGCCGAGTTGCTCGGCAATCGCCAGTTGGCGAACGCATCAGCCATGAAGGAGAAATAACATGTCTTTCGGAATCTCGGCAGGCGCCTGGCTTGTTGCCGGTGCTGCTGTAGGCAGCGCTGTGATTGGCTCTAAATCAGCAAGCAAGGCAAGCAAGGCACAGACTTCTGCGGTAAATCAGGCGAACGATACACAATGGGCGATGTACAACCAGTCGCGCGACGACAACAAGCCATTCTACGATGCCGGCGTAACGGCCGTGAATAAATTGGCTGGCATGAAGGATTTTACTGGCGCGGACTTGCAGAGCGAGCCTGGCTACCAGTTCGGCCTGACCGAAGGCATGAAGGGCGTCACGAATAGCGCCGCCGCGCGCGGTGGCCTGCTGTCCGGCGCAGCGCTGAAAGCGGCCAGCCAGTACAACAACGATTACGCCAGCACCAAGTTTAACGATGCCTTCAATCGCGACGCCACCAACAAGAACCGCCTGGCCAGCATTGCCGGCATCGGCCAGACCGCGTCAAACGTGAATACATCCTCCGGCTTGAACACAGCGTCTGGCGTGGCACAGAACCAGCTGGGCGCCGGTAATGCGCGCGCATCTGGCTACGTGGCGAACGGGAATGCCTTGACCAATAGCCTGGGGCAGGCAACCAACTGGTACACGCAAAACCAGCTACTCAACGGCAGAACGGGCAGCGGCGTGACGGAAGGGGCTACCAACCAGACCGGAAATTTTGACTACTACGGCACCGGCTACTCGCCTTAAAATCGGAGAATAAAAATATGGCACTTGACCCAAGCATCATTCTGCAGGGCCGCGGCGTGCAGCTCGATAGCCCGATTGACACCCAGAACAAGCTGGCCCAGTTGTACCAGACTCGCAACCAGAACCGGCTGGCCGACATGACCTTCGCTGACAGTCAGCGCGAGCGTGCCGGCGAGAACTCGCTGTCGCAGTTGCTAGCCGATGGCAAAAGCGGCGATGACGTTGTACGCGGACTGGCTACCCAAGGTTATGGTACGCGCGGCCTTGCGTACGGCAAGCAGTTCCAGGAACGCCTGAAGGCCACGGCAGATATCGGCAAGGTCGGCGCGGATACCGACCATATCAAGGCGCAGACGGCGGAAACCCAGGCCAAGGCGATTAATCTGGCATCACAGCAGCATCGCGATGCACTCAATACGATCAATGACCCTCAGCAGGCGGCCGCATGGGTATCGTCCCTGCACAGTGATCCGCGCCTTGCGCCGATTGTTGCCTACGGCGGCACGCTGGAACAGGCGCTGGCGAGAATCCCGACCGATCCACAAAAATTCCAGCAATGGAAAATGGAAAGCCAGCTGGGTGCCGAGCAATTAATCAAGCAGACCACGCCGGATGCGAATGCCCGCCTATCGGCCCAAAGCTCGCGCTACTCCGCCGACAGCAGCGCCCGCACGGCGCGCGAACGACTGACTTTCGATAAGAGCAAAGAAGAAGGCAACGCGCCGTCCGACCTTTCGGAGTCGTCCGTTGATGCAATCGGCCAAGGCCGCATGAAGGCGCCGACCGGCTATGCGCTTCGCAATCCGAAAATTGCCAACCTGATGGATCGGGTGAACGCGAAATACCCCAATTTCGACGCGACAGAGTACGACGCAAAGCAAAAGGCGATGCGTGATTTCTCCACCGGCACGCCCGGCAATTCGATTCGTTCCTTTTCGACCGCAACTGACCATCTGTCGCAACTGGATCAATTGGTCGACGCGCTGGGTAACGGCAATGTCCCGCTGGCCAACAAGATCGCCAACACGGTGGCGCAGAACACCGGCAGCACGGCGCCGACGAACTTTGACGCTGTGAAAGGCATTGTGGCGAAAGAGGTCTTGAAATCGATTGTGGCCGGCGGCGGTGGGGTGGAAGAGCGACAAGAGCTGTCGCACTTGCTTGACAACGCCAAAACCCCAAAGCAGCTGAAGGGGGTGATCGGCGGCTATCTGCATCTGATGTCAGCACAAAAGGACAATCTGGAGCAGCAATACGAATTGTCGACCGGCCGCAAAGATGCCAAAACCCGCTTTAATTACAAGAAGGAAGCCGCCACCGTTCCAAACCCAGTAGCACCGCCCGCTAGCAGCGCACCATCTGACATCGATGCATTGCTCAAGAAATATGGAGGCAAATGATGGCAACCCGTGAAGAGCTTTACACAGCGCTGCGCAATGCCGACAAAGCCGGCGACGTTGAAGGCGCCAAGAAGCTGGCGACCCATATTCAGTCGATGCCTGTAGATGCCCCCCCTTCCGAACCCACTATGGCAGACTACAATCGCGCCGCGGGCAAGCAGGCAGCACAAGACCTCGTCCAGGGCATTGGTAATACGGCTGCCGGCTTTGTGCGCGGCGCCGGCTCGATTGGCGCGACTATCGTTGCGCCCTACGACATGATCCAGGACGCGCGCCAAGGCAAAGGCCTGTCGCTCGCCGGTAACCGCGAGCGCCGCCGCAAAATCGACGAAGGGCTGCGCATGATGGGTGCCGAGCCGGAAACCACTACGTACGGCGCCGGCAAGCTGGCTGGCGAGATTGCAGGCACGGCTGGAGTAGGCGGCGTGTTGGCCAACGGCGTGCGCGTCATTGCGCCCGGCGCCGCGCCCCTGATCAATGCGGTGGCTACCGGCGGCATGCGCGCCGGCACCCTGCCGGCCGCCGCCAGCCTCGGCGCGCGCGCGGCCAACATGGGCATCCGCATGGCCGGCGGCGGCATCACTGGCGCCGCCGCCGCAGGCCTGGCTAATCCGGATGACGCGGTATATGGCGGCTTGATCGGTGCTGCGCTACCGCCGACCTTCGCAGCGGTCGGCAAGGCGATGGGCATCGCCGGCAAGGGCATCAATGCGCTGCGTACGCCGCCGCAGGTACAACTGGCGCAGACGGTTCTCAATGCTACTGGCGATGGCACGCCGCAGGCGGCGCAAGCCCTGCGCGGTACCCTGGCGGCAAGAACGGCGCCTTCAATCACGGGCGCGCGCGCTACGGTGCCGGAAATCGTGCAACAGCCGGGTGTGAGCCAGCTGCAGCGCACGCTCAAGAACAACAGCAATTTCAACCTGGTGAACCGCCAGACCGAAAACAATGCGGCCCGCATCGCCGCGCTGAACGGCATTTCACCGGTAACGGGCTCCGTGCAGCAGGCCGCCGAAAACGTCGGCAACGCGGTCGAGCAGTTCGCCCGCCCGGCCTACAAGGCGGACAGCATGCGCGTCAACCAACTGTTTGCGCCGGAAACCATCGATCCGGGCGGTACTTCGTCGTTCTTGTTGCCGGTCGAGCGCTTCAATATGCTGTCCGATAAATTCCTGGGCCCGGGTACGGTCGGCATGGGCAACAAATTCAACGCCCTACTCAAGGAGGCTGATGGCCTGACCGCCGCCGGGATGGGCACGCCGGACGAAATTATCAAAAGCCGCATCTTGGGTGCCGATGGCAATGCGCTGTCGCAGCAGGTGGTGCCGGGCATGCCGCGCCAGGGCGTTTCCTACCGGGAGCTGCAAAACCTGCGCTCATCGATGGGCAACGCCGCGCGGGACATCAAAGGCGGCCGCACCGGCGCCAATGCCGAGAGCACGGCCATCGAGCAGGCGATCGCGGAAATCGACGATCACTTGCTCAAGGTCGGCTCAGGCGCCGGCGTCAAGGACGTGGAAAACTTCCCGCCGGCGATGATGCGCCGCTACCGCGAGGCGCTTGATGCCTACATCGCCAAGAAGCAGCGCTTCAGCACCGGCCCGCAGGTGAACATGTTCCGCGACGGCAGCGATAGCCAGGCATCGGCCCAGGGCGCCGAGCTGGCCGGAAAGTTCTTCAACGCCGGCCGCTCTCAGGTAGAAGACGCTGCCAGCTTCAAGCGCCTGGTCGGCGACAGCCCGAAACTGCTGGCTGGCCTAAAGAACTACGCCATCACCGATGCTGCCCGGCAGACCGACCAGATGGGCACCCTGAGCGCAAGCAAATTGGACAACTGGCTGTCGGGGCGATCTGGTGCGCTGCGCGAGACCTTTGACCCAGCCGAGAACGCCATGCTGAAGCAGATCAACGATGAAGTGCAAGCGGCATATCTTGCCGAAAACCTCGGCCGTGCTACAGGCTCCAATACGGCACAGAATGTGCAAAGCGCCATGAGCCTTGGCCTGCTCGATAGCCCGGTGGTGGACTTCATGGCGCACCGCATCCCCGGCGTGCGCGCATTCTCCGGCCCCATCCTCGACTCGATGCGCAACACGGCCAAGCAAAGCAAGGCGGCCCAGCTGGACGCCCTGCTGGCCGACCCGCAACTGTTGCACGACGCGCTCGGCCGCTATCTGCAACTGCAGCAACCCACGCGTATCGGTACGGCCACCAACCGGCTGATCGACAAAGCGGCACCGACAGTTTATCGCGCGGCGCCGCTAACACCAGGCGACCGCCAGTAACCCCGGTGGCCATCGCCGCACCAAAAATACCTCCCGCCCCGTGCGGTACATCGACAAACGCCCGCTACTTAGCGGGCTTTTTTTATTGGAACGTCCATGGCAGGCAGCCTCCTCCCCCAGCCGAAGCAGTTGTTCCAGGATGCAAACTGGAATCCCTTGATTGGCGGGCAAATCTTCACGTACGCCGCGGGCACGCTGACGCCAAAAGCCACCTATCAAGATGTCGCGCTGACCATAGCAAACACAAACCCAACCCTGGTAAATGCTCGTGGTGAGGTGGTGATGTTCGGCTCCGGTACCTACCGGATCATCCTGAAAGACGCCCTTGGGAATGTCATATACGACGTCGACAACATTGAGAGTTCTCAATCTATTGTCGACGCCCTGCGTAGGGATCTGGATCAAGCAACCGGTGCGTCATTGATCGGCTACGGTTCAGAGCGCCTTGATCAGTTTTTGACAAACCGGATTGGCCGGGTAGTATCTTCAATTGCGGCGCTGTCAGCGCTCGATGTAACGAAAAATATCCATGCCTTTGTCACTGGCTATTTCGTTGCCGGTGATGGCGGAGGCGGCAACTACCGCTACGACGCCAGCTCGGCGCTGGCGATCAACGGCGGCACCGTAATTGCTGCCCTGGGCGGTGCCGGCCGCTGGCTCTTGGTGCGCGGCGGCCTAGTGAGCCAGCGGCAGTTTGGAGCCGTTGGCGATGGTGTTGCGGATGATACTGACGCGCTGAATCGCTGGACCTTGTACATGCTGACGGCGGGCGCGGTCAACCAGCATGCCGTCTACGGAGCGTCCGGCTCTTACCTGGTGACGGGCAGCGGCTGGCAAGTTCCGGTTGGTGACTACCTTCCGCCCATGATTACGGACGGCGCAGAACAATTCATCGTGAAGGGCAACATCCAGACGCTCGTCACCTTCTACACCACTGGCGGATCAGGCCAGCTTCCAACCTGCGACTGGCAGGGCATCCGCCTTGACGGCATTACCCGGACGGCCAGTAATGAGGGCGTGCGAAACAACGGCGTCTGCTTTTTCAACTTGCGGGGTTGGCACTTCTACAATCTGGCAATCTGCGCTCATGCCTACAACCTCAAGGCCGGCTCGTTCACCGAGGGCTGGGTACTGCATGAAGCCTATTTTGACGTTTCGGTGAAAACTTGGATGAAATACTCCATTGGTGCCGGGGATCCTTCATTCCGCAGCACGGGGGTTAGGGATTTCAAGGGCAATCTCGGCCCGACTTCGGGTCCAGCCATCTGGGTGACCGCAAATGCCGTTCCGTACATGGCCCCGATGGATGGGACTATCTGGAATTTCAATCCCAATGGGATTTTCATCCAGAACGATTCAACACAGATGCCTATCGTCGGGAACATCACCGCCGAAACCCAGGGCTCGGCAAGCAACCTCTTGACTCTTGCCACTGGCGCAAATGTGTTCCATCAAGGCGCCCTTGTTGCCTGGAACTTCAATCAAGGGAAGTTCTTGAAGGGGTCGATGATTCACTGCCGCGAGTTCTACAATCAGCCAGGCGTAGGACAAATTTATCTTGCGGACAACACAAGTTCCACAATTTCCTCTGCGGCCCTCGGCGCGCCGTTTTCCCTGCCCTATTTCGCCGGGGTGCGCCGGCCGTACATGCAGGACAGTGCCATTCTGACCATTTCCGTCGTGCATGCACCCTCCGGCTACCAATGGCAAGGGGTGTATCTCTGCATTTCCGGCCTGACTGACAATGTGATTAACGCCAACCTGATAGTAAGCAACATTTTACAGAACACTGCCGGACTACCCGTTATGGCGGTGTCGCAAGGGAACGCAAGCAATATCAATGTCACAAATGCCAGCCTCCCCGCCGGCGCCAAGCTGGTCTATTCCTACCAGTATCTGCATGGCTTGATCCAGCAAACCATGACGTAATTAGATTGGCCAGCCTTCAGTTTTACCCTTCCCACCCTCTTGAAAGTGCATTTATGGCCCTCGAAACGACCGCCGCCGGCGGCGCATTGATAAAAATTTTTGGCATCCCGGTCCTGGCCGGCGCTGCCGCAACCTCACTGGGATTCATGTTCATGTGGCCAAAAACCGCCAAGGAAGCGGGCGTGCGCTTCTTCGTCACCATTCTCTTTTCCGCCTTGATGGGCCCGGCCTTGGTCGTGGTCGTGCGCAACTGGATGCCGGGCTTGTTCGACAGCGCGCGCGCCGTCGCCGTGCTGTACGGCAGCGACCCGGCGCTGGGCTTCCTATTCATCGCCGCGCCGCTGATGGTGGCCGCCGGCCTGCCCGCTTGGTGGGTATTGGGCGCCACGGTGCGCTGGCTCGACAATCGCAAGGACAAGGACATCGGCGAGCTGGTGCGCGACGCGGCCGCCGTGGTCAAGGATGTGCGGGGCGGCCTGTGAGCGCCGTCTCGCTGGTCCAGTTGCTGGCCATCATGCCGCTGGCGCGCTCGCGCGCGGCCTCCTTCCTGGCGCCACTAAACGCCGCCATGCTGGAATTCGGCGTCACGACGCCGGCGCGCCAGGCATCGTTCCTGTCCCAGGTCGGGCACGAGTCTGGCCAGCTGCGCTATGTGCGTGAGCTGGCCAGCGGCCAGGCCTACGAGGGGCGCGCCGACCTCGGCAACACGCAGCGCGGCGACGGCGTGCGCTTCCGTGGACGTGGCCTGCTGCAGGTGACCGGCCGCGCCAATTACGCTGCATGCGGCATGGCGCTGAGCTTGGATCTGCTGGCTCAGCCCGAGCTGCTCGAGCAGACCGTCAACGCCTGCCGCTCGGCGGGCTGGTTTTGGCAGATGCACGGCCTGAATGCCCTGGCTGATGCTGGCGACCAGGAACGTGTGACGCGCCGCATCAACGGTGGCGTGAACGGCTTGGCCGAGCGCCTGGCCTTGTACCGGGAAGCCCGCAAGGTGCTGGCGTGA